TTCAGGTATGCCTTTGTTACAAGAACTTAGACAAATTGGAATTCCTGTTGTGAGCTACACGCCTTCAAAAGGCAACGATAAACTATCACGTGTAAATTCTGTTGCACCAGTTTTTGAAAGTGGAATGGTTTGGGCTCCAGAAAAACAATTTGCTGAAGAAATGATTGAAGAATGCGCAGCTTTTCCTTATGGTGAGCATGATGATTTAGTTGATACCATGACTCAAGCTTTGATGAGGTATCGACAAGGAAATTTTGTATCATTAAAGGACGATTATGAAGACAAACCACCTGAACCAAAACAATACGTATATTATTAAATGGTAGTGCAAGCAGCATTAGTGCCATTGGCTACAGTTGCAGCAGGAATGGGATTATCCATACCAGCTGTAGTTGAATATTTTAGATCTAACAAAGGGATTGATTTGTCAGGGCTAGGATCAGATGATTTAGTTGACATAGAACAATTATTTCCAGATCAATACAAAGATACTTTCAAAACATATGAGGACAGCTTTTATACGCCAGCACCTGTTATAGGAAAAACAGATTTATCTATACTTGAAACTAAAAAAGAAGATGATGAAGTCATAGATGTTAAGGAGGAAGATCTTGAAAGAATGCCTACAACAGAAATGACTAGAGGCGACGAAGACCCTGAACCAGACGATGATGGAAAAGGACCCAAGCCTCCAGGAAAAGATCCATTTGAAACATTAGTTGAAGAATTATTACAAAGGCAGGCGCAAAAACAATTTAAGAAAGCTGAGGAATTTTTAGCAAAAGACAAGAATACAAAGCAATACATAGAAACACTTAACCCTGTAAAAATTTATGGTGAGACAGATCTTAGAAAATTAGATTATTCAAACATCGAGGCAGGTAAAATAGATTTTGATTTTAATGATGATTTGTTAGATCAAATTGGTACATCTTCAATAACGGAGCTCGATGGCAAAACCAAAGTCGACATGAAAGCTTTGACAGAAAAGTTTGGTTTTAAAATGCCTGATGCAGAATTTGTTAACCGTGCTCTTGAAGGAGACGCAGCATCTAGATTTTGGTACGAGAAGGGCGCTCAGTGGGTCGATAATTTTTTAGAGGGATACTCAGATGAAGATAAGAATAAATTTTTTGATATACTATCAATCACGTCTGGTGGTGTAACTCCTAAAGAAAACCTTAAAATTGCTATCGGTGTATTCTCTGATTATAAGAATGGTCGTCCTATTCGAATGGGTTTTCGTCAAGAACAATCACTTGATAAATTTTTAAAATTACCCGATCAGGTAGTCAACACACCTAAGTTTGGTAACTATGTAGATACATTTAAATATTTTACGGGTCTCACGGACCGCGAACCAAATACCGTTAATGATTTACAAATGGCTAGAATATTTGGAATAGATCCAACGACACTAGCATCAAATCCAGAATTATATGCATTAATAACAAATTCACTTAACAGAATGACTTTTGAAGTTAATAAAACTTTACCTGATGGTAAGAAGCTGCAGCCATATCAACTCCAGGCTTTACTTTGGTCGGAGAGTCGAGGAGGATCTACAAACTATGAGGATATGGGAAATGAATTAATATCCGAGCTCCAGGAAAAAGGATTTAAATTTAGAAATAACAAACTAGATCCAATAGAAATACTTGATCCGCGCTTTGTGGAAAAGTTACAGACAACACAAGTTCCATTTAAAGAAGCGGTCAAAGCAACAATAGAGGTAGGTAGTTTCTTGACAGAGGACGGCAAAAAAATTGAACAGCTTATAAATAATTTTAGTGATGATAAAACATTAATGAATCAAATAAATTTAATTCATCGATCTAATCTTAGTAAACTCATTACCAAAAAAGGAAAAGAACCTTCGATTATGGAGATGGCTGTATCAGCTGTCCTTGGTCAAAAAGTTGATATTAGTAAAATGAAACTTGGAGCGGGAACCTATGACGGTAAAGCTAATTTTAACATTGTCGTTCCATTAACGGTTAAGGTAGGAAACAAATTTGTTGAATTAACGGAGCCTCAACGAATGCAGGTGTTGGCTTTACTAGGGCAGCACTTAAACCAAGACGCAATGGCAGCCAGTAATTTTATTATATCTGACACACCGATTGAGGGCAGAAATAGGACAGGGATGTTGTACTATCAAGGTAATTATTCTCAAGAACAGATCCAACGATTACACAATGAACTAGGATTAGATTTTAATGTAAAGAATGTACCTGGAGGATTTGTGGCAGAATTCTTAACTTTTGATAATAAAGCACCAGATATGAAATTAATAGAATCTGGCTTTGAAAAAGTATTTGGTGATCAAGCTGAAATGTTATATAACGATGATGTCTATTGGTCAGGTGACTATTTAGAGAAAACCGATTACAGAAAGATTATAAATGGCCTTAAAAAAAGTATCAGCACAGGAATTCTTGAAGATAACAGGTCTTCCACGTTCAACCTCGACTATCTCAACAGTCTCATCAAGACGATCCAATCAATCTCGAAATCAAGAGACGAAAGCTACAAAACCATCCTCGAAAGCAACAAAGTCGTAAAACTACTAGAAAGTTTAGTCGATAAGAAAAAAGATGGCGGCCTGATAAAAAGGCGTATAGTTATACCTAAATTTAATTTTGGTGGATTAATTGACGTTAATAATCTATAAAAAAGCATGGCTGAAAATAACATAGATAAAAAAATAGAAGCCGTTGTTGGCGACAAGATCGAAGACGCTATAAAAAACGAGGAACCTCTTGAAATAGAAATTGTTTCTGAGGAGGTTACCGTGACCGACGATCCGCGAGACGTGCTACAAGATTTTACAGCAAATCTAGCAGAAGATATCGATGAAAGTGAATTAAACATTATTTCTTCAGATCTAATGCAAGAATATGAAAATGATAAATCATCAAGAGAAGAATGGGAGAGAACATATTCTCAAGGATTAGATTTACTTGGATTTAAATACAATGAAAGAACACAACCTTTTCAAGGAGCAAGTGGAGTTACACATCCACTATTAGCAGAAGCAGTTACTCAATTTAGTTCCTCCGCTTACAAAGAATTGATGCCTGCATCAGGACCCGTACGAACGTATGTCGTGGGCGACGAAACGCCAGAAAAGTATCAGCAGTCACAACGCGTAAAAGATTTTATGAATTATCAAATTACAAATGTGATGGAAGAGTACACACCTGAACTTGATCAAATGCTTTTCTATTTACCATTATCAGGATCCACATTTAAAAAAGTTTACTATGACGCAAGCTTGGGCAGAGCCGTATCAAAATTTATACCCGCAGAGGATTTAGTTGTTCCCTATACAGCAACAGATTTAGAAAGTTGCGAGCGCATTACACATGTCGTTCGTATGTCTGAAAATGAAGTTCGCAAAAAACAAGTGTCAGGATTTTATAGAGATATAGATTTAAAAACGTATGATGACAGCCAACAAAATAGTTATGCAGTAAAAGATAAGATAGATAAGCTAGAAGGCGTGGAGCAAGTTGGTGAAGGCATGATGATGTCTTTATTAGAATTTCACGTGAACTTAGATTTAGTTGGATATGAAGATAAACAAGGCGATGAAAAGACAGGGATCAAAATACCTTACATTGTAACCATTGATGAAGAGTCGCGTAACGTATTATCAATTAGAAGAAACTATGAAGAAGGAGATCAACTATTTAAGAAAACGCAATACTTTGTTCACTTTAAATTTTTACAAGGATTAGGTTTTTATGGATTTGGTTTAATACATTTAATTGGCGGTCTATCAAGATCAGCAACACAAGCACTAAGACAATTGCTTGATGCAGGAACTTTATCAAACTTACCAGCTGGGTTTAAAGCAAGAGGATTAAGAATTCGTGATGATGATAATCCTTTGCAGCCTGGCGAATTTAGAGATGTTGATGCACCTGGTGGTGCTATCCGTGATGGATTAATGCCATTACCGTACAAAGAACCATCCCAAACATTATTCGCTCTTCTAGGTTTTGTGGTGCAAGCAGGCCAACGATTTGCACAAATTGCTGACATGCAAGTCGGTGATGCAAAT